TATTACCTGCCTTTGTTTTAAATTTATTAGCTTGTCTTTGTTCTATTTTATCTAATGGACGGAAAGATTGACCCTTATAATCTATTAATCCATCTTGACTCCCCCCGCTGGAAGTCCTGGCATTAACTCTAGAATTTGTCATATCATGCGCACGTCTTTGCTCTGCAAGCTGCGCCTCTGCATGTTGTCTTCTCCACGCCTTTTCTTCTTCTTGAGATTGTCTATTTTGTTCAGCTGCCTGATAAGCTAGCATCTGATTAGCAAGAGCATTATTTTGAGTTACTGCCGCATCTTCTGCATCATCATGCGCCATTATTGCGGGAGACAAAGCTCTTCCGACTGATCCAAAATTATTCCAGAAGCCTTTTTGTTTAGGTTGCTGAGCTATATTATCGCCAAAAGTAAGCATTGACCTTCTAAGAGCTTTTTCCTGCTGCTTATCGGTCATCCCAAGAGAATCTCTTGCGCTTGAGATGGCCTTACTAATTCCACTATCAAAAGGATTATATGGAGCTTGCTGTTGTGGTGGTTGCTCCATATTCATCTGATTTGGTTGTTGCTGACTTTGCAAATAATTTAAAACCGCTGGATTCATATGTTTTTTCTACAAATTTGATTAAACAATCACTCTTGGTATAGCTGACCATTGTCCTTTAAAGAAAATCCTTAGTTGATTAAATGTAATATCAAGATACATTTGACCTTCCGCTGGATTAACTGGAATAGAATCGCTACTAGGAATAATAACTGAACCAACATTGGAGTCTGTAAGAGCAATCCATTGATTAGCTTTAAAAGTCATAAAGGTTTGAGTATCTTTATTAAAAATTACTACACCCTCTGAAGAAGGGGCGAAATCTAGCATCTCCTCTTGGGTTAAATTAGGCAGATAAAATCCTTTGTCTACAATAGATGGATCAGGAATGATCGCTAAATTTTCCAGTACATTAAGTGGTTGTTTTGTCATTTTAAATATCCTTTTTAAAGTAAATTAAGCCGCAGCAATAGTGCGCCAAGCTCCAGCAACACGAATCCTTATAATATCTCCATCTGTTCTATAATAAATAAAACCATTTATCTCATTTCCCCCCACTTCCACGTCCGCTTGTGTGCCAGATGGTAAGGTCCACGGTGTGCCATTCACTAAACCTGCCCCTGTAGCAGCGGAAGTAGTCGCACTTAAATTAACCCAAACAGAAGCCGCGCCAATAGTCTGATAAGATTGAAATACATTTAAAGTAGTGTTGTATATGATGGCACTATTAGTAAGTGTCCCAGCTGGGATAGCATCTCTTTGAACTGTAGTTAGTTGCGGTGCGTAAAAACCGTTATTTTTGTTGGTAGCATTTGCGGCGACTTGAAGGCCGCCATTGATACGTGTAATTGCTGATCTTGGCATAATAGTCCTCTTAAAATTAAATATATTAAGATTCTTTTTATGGCTAAGAACGTTTAAACCGGAAATACGATTTTAAGTTTCGCAGAAACTTTATTAAGTACTAGTCTAATCAAGGTATAGGAGGAGGTAACGGCAAATCGTTTAACCTCGTGTAACTGATTTCGCAATCGCATATTTGAGTATACCCATTAGTAAAACACACTAGACTATCACTCACACTAGGATCAGGAGTAGCAGAATATTCAAGAAATATTTGTAATCCTATCTTAGCTATAACATCAACAGTCTCATAGGGCTTAATCTCAAATTCATTAATATAAAATATTTCAACTGGAGAAGTTTGAGTTCTAATCTTTTTTAAATTAAACCTGATTGGTTGCCCCACTCTATTACATACAATTAATCCATTAACCTGTAGAGGATTTGTATCGGCAACTAAAATAGTTGTAGGTACATTAATTACATTCGCAAAAGGATTGCTCGGATAATCTACAAAAATCCCCATATCAAATTACTTATTTAATTTTAGTTATCTTCCCTAACCACAGGAAGTATTGCTTTTAATTCTTCCATTTCTTTAGCCGCTCTATCACAAAGTTTGTGTAAAGCATTACACGCATTTTTAAAATCAGGAGAAGCAGCGGCGTTCTTATTAAATACCTGAGGAGCAAGCTCTACTAAGTATTGCCAATCAATAACTAAACTATTAATTACCGCACTTTTTCTTTTATGTTCTGCAATCATATCCTCAAAACTCATAGTCATCTCCATTTTATTATTTGCATTAATGTTATTTTTGAATAAGCTCAAAAATCTATTATACAATAAATTTTTAAATATTGATTTTTTTGTATTTAGCTCTTTTCAACAATAACAATTATCTGATCTACTAATACTTTATTAGCGTTGTAAGTCGCTATATCTACATCTGCTTGAGTTTTTTGGTTCTCAAGACCAATTATACTGTTTTGTAATTCCACTATAGCTAGATTTAAATTCGTTTTTAGATCTTCTTTAGAACCAATCAAATTATCATAATTAGCAAGTTGTCCATTTAAATATATAAGTAATTGTTCTTTATCCATTTTGTTTCTCCGTTGTTAAGTTGTAGTTACTGATAAAATTAGAAAAAAGGTGATCATTACCCCTGCCCTAGTAGACCTAATAAAAGCTTCAATATAATCATTGGTATTCATTGTAGTAAAAATATTAGTGGATATTGCATAATAATTAGCAGTATCAGTTCTAGTAGCCACCTCAGAACCAGGAACTAGTACACCATTTTTAAATATTGAAACTGTATAATCTGTACTTAAAGTATTAGGAGGTTGAAAAGTAAGATTTAAATTAGTTTGCACTGTAATAGGCCTAGTTCCAATATATGTAAGTCTATTATTGACAGGGGTCGAAAATAGGTTTAGTGACACTGGGCTTGTAGTTGCTACTATCTTGATCGCAGTATTAGCAACAGTAGTCGTATTAGCAGAACCCAAAGCTCGGATTGCTCCACTGGGACTACGACCATAAATATTGTTGGCGACCACTAAATCACCAGTTCCAGTGATCCGAGCTAATTCACTAGATGTTGTCTCAGATGTAGCGGCGTAAAAAATATGATTATCAGTAGTAGCTGCGACTTGATAACGAAGAACAAAATTATTAATTCCAAATCCAAAAAATTGATGATCGTTATACACTGTTTCATAAAATACTATTTTTCTATTCGCCAAAGTAGAAGCGAACTGTAATGGAGCATTAGGGGTAGATGTGCCTATGCCTACGAAGCCACCAAAATCGACAGAAAATACAGAGCTTCCATTTTGGAGAATCCGAAATGGGTTTGAACGACATTCAAGGTAAACCAATCCGTCAGCAATAGGATTAAAACCTAACCAAATTGGACGAGCTGTTCCCGCTCCAATCTGAAAAATTGTTGTGAGCAAGGCTTGGTTTTGAACCCCTACTATAAAAAAATCATCAGGGGCAGGAGATTCAAAAATTTGCACCCTATCCTGACATTCTACCGTAGTAGCTAAACTAGTATCTATAGTACCTGATCCCGTTCCAGTGATTGCCCCAGTTAATGTTATTGAATCGCCACTAGCAGGATCTAACCAAGAAGTACCATTGTAAAAAGATAGTCTGTTGGTATCTGTGTTAAATAAAATCATTCCGGCTGTTGGAAATGGGAATACATTAATTTGCGCTTGATTTAATCTAGAAAGTAGCAAAGCTCCTGTTGTACTTTGTAGTTCAACTAAAGAAGATGGCGTGGTGGAAGAGCTTGGAAGACCACCAGTAAACAATGAACAAACTAGAGAATCCCCTCCACCTAAGTCGTTTAATAGAAATTCAACTGGAGTAAGACCATCAACAAAAATAATCCCAAGACCATTGATAAAATTGACGTGACCAAGATTTCCTATCTCATTAACAAGAGGAGTCGGTATCGCAAGTAAATTAAAAGAATTTTGCAAAAGGGGAGGCACGCGTCCGATAACAACGCCGCTATCTTGAATTAGTTTGCCTGTATTGCCGTCAAAAGTAGCTATATTATTACCATTCGCTCCAGCTGGACCACGAACATCACCAACACCTGGGCCAGTACCTACATCTACAAGCGCACCATTCACAAAACTCTTAAGAAGATTTGCATCAGTATCATATACGATAGCCCCATTAACAAGGGTATTTGCTGGAATAGCCGCTATTTGGGCCCCAGTTAGTTGCGGTGCGTAAAGACCATTATCTTTATTTGTTGAACTGGGTTTAACCGCTACGCTTGAAAAAGTGGTAATTGCTGGCTTAGGCATAAAAATTTTGCTAATTTCAAATTATCAAAATTCTTTTTAGGTGAAGAACATACAAACCAAGATACGATTTTGAGTTTCGTAGAAACTTTATATTTATTATAACAGCTTTGTCCTATTTTTATAATTAAAATTTCATAATTGAGTAACTAGGAAATTAAGGCTTTGAACTATTATATTTGTAGTATTTGCACTAGCAGTCGCAAATACTTCAAGGAAGTCATTAGTTACCATCGGAATAATGGCACTAATGGTCGCGGAACTCCTGCTGTTCCCTGGGTTTATACTAATTGGCGCAATGCTAGTAATTATTACATTGTTTTTAAACAACGTAAATGTGTCGAAGGTCGCAGCAGCGCCATTATGAGAACAACTTAATGTGATATCCACAAGAATATTAATTGATCTACTGCCATTATAGGTAATTCTATTATTTGCCGGCATTGAAAATAAGTTGCTAGAGTTAAGAGTAGTAATCCCAGCGACTTTTACATAGACATTTGCGGTTGCAACAGTTGTAACTGTGACATTCCCTGACATTGCAATATTGCAAAAAGTTTTTGTTTCCCATACAGGAAGAGCCCCCGCTCCTAATGAAGTTAATGTCTGACCAGTCGTGCCTAGACCTGAAACGGATTGCAATGCTCCCGTTGCACTAGTTCCGCCACATAAAACTCCGTAAGCCGTAGTACTAGCTATTCCTGTGCCCCCATTAATCACGCCTACTTGACCAGTTAAATTAGCTATCAAACTTCCAGCTCCAGTAGTCCAAGTTATATTTGTTCCATTAGTTGGAGCAGCTGATACTGGAGCAGCTCCTGTCGAACCTATTAACAATTGTCCATTAGTAAGCGTTTGTGAAGTAATAGCATTTAATGCTGCTCCTATTAAGACAGAGTTTTGTGTTACGCTTTGAGTCGCAATATTAGTTAAACCTAAATTCGTTCTTGCAATAGATGTATTAGCTAAATCAGATAAATTATTAGAAACTAATAATGGAGTAGATCCATTTGATGCCGCAGTTAGTTGCCCTTGTGCATTTACTGTAAAGCCTCCATATGTATAACTCCCAGCTGTTACCGCCGTATTTGCAATAGCAATCGTTCCACTAGTAATTATATTGCCACCCGATAACCCAGTACCCGCTGTAATAGAGGTTACTGTGCCGCTACCTACGCTGCTCCAAATAGGTAAAACTCCCGCTCCTTGGGAAGTTAGTACTTGTCCAATAACACCTACGTTAGCTACTGACTGCAAAACTCCTGTACCTGTAGTACCACCGCAAATAACTGAATACGGTGTCGTTGCAGTTCTTCCTGTTCCTCCATATGGGACTGTTATGGTATTCCCATTCCATGTAGCATTAGTGATTGCTCCGCTATTTAGGTTTAATGATGTGAATATAGTGATCCCAGTATTGTCAAAGCTTATTAAATTATTACCTGTAAGAGAAGCACTGACAAAATTCTGTAATGTTAAAGAACCATAAGTATCGGTATTAGTAGTTAGATGAGTCCACCTAAAACCAGAGAACAAATTGTTCCTATATTCCATATTGAACTGAGAAGGAATACCTATAGTCGGAATAAAACTATTATTAATCTGTAATAACGACAATTGCTGAGTATAATTCAATTGCTGGGTAGCTCCCAGAATATTCAAAATTGGATTGATTCCAGCGACTGTTATAACGCTCATTGGCATAATATTACTCCCATTTTATTTCAACATTATCATTAAGTAAATCCCACACCCATTTGGCGTTGATAGCATCATAATCCGCTTGTGGTGACGCGGCTATATCTTGTATTCTACCACCTACAACATTAATATTACTATCTATTATAAGTGTAGTCCTGCCTGACGCCCCTGCTGCTCCTCGTGGGCCAACTAAACCAGTCGCCCCAGTAGCCCCAGTCGCTCCTTTTTTACCTCGTCTTACTCCAAAGAGAGAGATGAGAAGTGCTGCCGCCGCCGATGCCGCCGCAGCAGCAGCCGATGCCGCCGCCGATGCCGCTTCTGCCGCAGCAGAAGCTTCTGCTGCCGAAGCTTCAACCGCCGATGCCGCAGATTCTTCAGCAGATAACGCCGCTTCTTCAGCTAATGCCTCTAATTCAGCAACTGAGAACTCGCTATCTGCAATTTTACGACCGTCCGCTCCATCCCATATAACTACGTTCCCCGGTATAACAACATCTGGAAAATCAGGACCTGAAACATTTCCGTAATCAGTTCCTTCTACTGCTAACTCAACTACACCAACATCTGTTGCTTTTAAAATTCTGGGATCTCTAGGGTCTGCACTTATAAGTTGATCCAAAGCCTGCGCATTAGGCAAAGTTACATTACCAGCCTGTAATATATACAAAGCATCAGAACTGGCAGAATTTGTCCAATCTAATAGACCTGTGAGTCCCGTAGTATTTGTTAAAACCTGACCTGCTTTCCCGGATGTCGCTGGCAATTCCCATTTTACATCGTTAAGTATGACATCTGGTGCGATAAAAGATACGTTATTGTTAAATCCACTATCAAAAAAAGAAACCTCACGTGCTCCAATTTGGTTATCAGCAAATATATCTGTAGAAGTGATAGTATTATTTACATATAATGAGTTTATATTTTTTATACTTTGTCCACCAACAACAGTAATAACGCAATCTTTTATCTTCCTGCCTGTAGTACCATCCCAGATAGCCAGACTTTCATTGAGTGAAATAGCAGGGTCTGGACCTGATACATTTCCATTACTATTAGCCCACTGTAATTGTGTACCATCTGTATTTGTTAAAACCTGACCCGCTATTCCTTGTTGATCTGGCAAAAACCATTCAACATCATTCAACAAAAGAGCCGGACCTTTTAATATAGCAAATTTTGTAAAAGCTGGAGTTTGATCAGATAGCAGCAGCTCTTTGGTTTGTATATTATTTTTGGAAACCATAATACCGTCACTTTGTACAGCATTTGTTGCTGAAAGAATATTACCTTTTAAAGAATTAATTCCTATAACATCATCAGTGCCAATAATATGAATAGTAGAAGGATATATTAATTTAGGATTTGGGGGATATGGCCCAGGTTCTAAAATAGGAATAACTCCATCACCTGGAGGAGGCGCACCAACATCTAGATAATCCGTTCCTGCTGCTGCTATAGATATTTGACCATTAGCTTCTATCTTTGCTATTCCGCCTGGCGCTAAGTCTTCAAGAAATTGAGAAAATGGCATAGCCAACCTAAGAAGTGGATTCCCTTCGTTTAAAACAAAATGAGCAAGAGCAAATCTTGCATTGATTGCTACTAGATCAGCAAACATAGCGCCTAAACGATTAGATATTTCTGGTCTACCTAAGTTATTTCCTTCCCATATTTGACCTACAAAACCTCCAATTGGATCTGGTATTATTGTTTGTCCTAAATCAGGCAAATTATCAATAGTGATAGTTCTATATTCCGTAGGAGTATTAGTCACATCACCAATCCACAAATAACCTTCGGTAAGAAAAGGTATAACTGTTGGAGTTGTACTAATAGTGCCAGCAGTATTATATATATAGCCATTAGCTAAAGAATCTAATACTTGAGCATTTGGCAATGATGCATTTGGAGACCCTATAACAAATGAAGCATCAAGTATATTTGATAAGATAGGAGAAGGCATCGCAATACCATTACTATCACCTACTAATACATAAGTGGGATCACAGAGTATTCTACCTGTAACTGGTGAAATAAAATTATGCAAAACATCAAATTTCATGTTAATTTATTGCATCCTCATTTGCTTCTAAATCACCTAAAACGGCAACTCCAGCATCATGTTGCGCTGCTCTATTTTCAGCAGCACGAGTAAGTATAGCCAAACGGGTAGCCTCCCATCTTTCATCTGATCTAAAACGCTCTATTTCTAACCTTTCATGAGGAGCAAGATTTTGTAACATCCTATTATCTAATTGAGGATGTGCGGCATTATATTTTTCTTCTTGCCTCTGACGAGCTACAGCTCCCTCGTTAGCTCGCTGCCAATCTCTAAACCTTGCCATCTCTGCTTCATAGGGATTGGGTGGCACTATTGCCTCCTCGCGAATAAGAGGTGCTGCACCATCGTTTTGTTGATCGTTCTCTTGGCAACGTCTATAACATGCCCTGCAAACATGAACAACAGCTCCAATCAAACAAAAAAAGAATGCCTGAGTATGTATTAAAATGCTTAACATTGCTCATCTCACCAATGAATATTCTGTAACTTTAGCATAAGTTGCGCATTTGGCAAAACTGGATTTCCATTAGGGTCAGAATAAGCATCGTTGCCTGGCACTCTTGGATTCTTTACAGGACGTGGATCAGCTTTTACAAGTGGCGGTCTATTTTGTTCTGACGGCACATCTAAATAAGGCTTACCAACCATTAAACCAGTCCATACTAACCTATCACCACGCCATTCCATTTGCTTAACCAAATCCTTATGGTTAAAATCAAAGCCGCTCTCATCACATACTCCAAGTGCCGAAGGGTTGTCTGCATCAATGACTACATTTTTCCCTTTCCAACGATTAACCCAACTCATTTAAACCTCTCCATAGTCTTCATCTCCACGAATACTGATGTTTACGGATTCAGAATCTGATACCGTTGCAAGATTAAATGACTGCTCATATTCGCCTTTAAATGCCCCAGCTACTTGAGGATTATATTTTAAGGCAAGTTGATAACTTAAACCCCATATTAAAGCAGGGTAAAAACGTGATGGAATTTGCAAAGCGTTAGTATAAAAAGCTCCAGCATCCTGGATCATTTGTTTATAGGAATATAGCAAACAATTATATTGATTAGTAGGCGCAGGCCATAAATTAAGAACTGGGGTAATTTGACGATCTAAATAATAAATACTTGGACGGCCTTGTAATCTCTTGTTTGGATAATTCAAATATTCATATCTACTTACATTACTTATTGGTATATCAATAATATTATTATTAAAATAAATTTCTTGAATATCGAGCGTTGCACCGCCGGTTTCTCTTATACGATACGCTCTAGCATCAATAGGAGTAGGCACATCAATCCATATAATGCTGCCTTTAATAAAATTTGATGTTGGAATTGTCGCTAATGGAAGCCAAGCAGCATTATCTAGTGAACTTTCTACTATAATAGAATAAGTAAGATCGGCATTAGACTGAATACCTACAAAGTTAATTTGCTGAGTTTCTCCTATCCCATAATCATATGAAATGTCACCATCTTGAGCATTTTGAGTACAAGCAGTTAGTGGATCTCCATCAAAAGCATTTACAGCATTACCACTACTAGCAGCAGGAATTCCATCTAATTGACGTGTTGATGTTCTAAGATTTGCTTGTATGATGTTACTAACTGTAACAGGCAAAGTATATTGTATCTGCGCAGGTACAAGAGACAGATAACTAGATTCTAGAGTCCAAAGATTTATACTTTTATTCATCCACTCTAAAAGCAGAAGATCAATACTTCTTTTAGCTGAATCCAATTTTTGAGGCTCTACAAATTCTCCTAAAATACCTATTCTTTCAAAAGCTTCTCTGATAATAAGCTCAATTTGAATAGATTGAAAATTAAAAGTTCCAGAAGTAGGTAGCACTGATATTACTCCTGTAAAAATATAAAGTCAAAAGTATCGGTAATAGGGGTCGCTGAGCTATTAACTTTTAATAGTACAAAATTAGTAATCTCACTTGAATTTCCTATTTGCGAAGAGGTTTCATTGACAAACCCTAAAGAAGGAAAAAATTTTGTAATTTGGTTATCAAAAGCAATATAATTGTTATTAACTTCATCTAGCGTTTGAAATAATGAATAATTAATACCTGAACCGGCTGGTAACAATACTGTCGCAGAATAATTAATAACAGTTGTTGCAACAGTATTAACTACAATCAAAGGTAAAAATCCTGCGTTACCAGTTCCTGCTCTAATCCCAGTAACTGCTGTACTTGCTGTTACAGATATAATAATGTCATAATATTTTGTGCCATATACTGTAGCACCGATATTTGGACCAGGAAAGGTCTCAGTCACATAAGCGCCATTTTGAAGCCCTGCAATTATAAACGATGTACCAGTATAATTATTAGTAGAAGAACTAATTGATATTGATCTTATAATTTTTGTTTTAATAAAAGAAATCTGGTTAGGAATACTAGGATCTGCAAATGTTCCATTTAATACTAGATTACCAGGCAATGCTAAATTCTGCAACGCAGCTACAGCAGATAAATCTTGTATTGGCCAGTTTAGTTTGGTAAAAGTTGACATTAAGACATCTCTTTTTAATTATTATTTTCGTCCAAAAACCCTTAATGTCTCCGCTAAATTAGCTCTTTTTCTGGTTAAAGGATTTTTAGAATGTTCGGCTTTTTCTAGTTTTTTTTCAGGAATTTTCTTGCCCTCAGGAACTCCTAAGGCTTTATGTAAAGCACCTTTGTGTTCTGGGTTAATAGCTCCTTGAATCCAGTTTTTTCCAGATTTAGCCATTATTTCTCTTTTTGCTCTACTATGCGCCATATTAATTCCTTATATTTGTCTAAAATTCATATCAATACTATTGGCTACCTCTGGCGCTTGTCCACTGATATAGATAAGGAGAGAATTGTATGGTGGTGATGGTTGAAAATATGGAGCAAGTGCTGAAGGAGGAACTGGAAATATATATTGATCTTCAGCTTCATCCTCCTTAATTGTAAACAAATTAAAATTATTAACTACAGCATCTAAAAAAGTTGCACCATTATTTCTAATATCTAAAACTGTACTAAAAATAGTTGTGTGAATACTTGCAGCAGTTAATTTTGATGTAGTCAAAATATAATCAATATTATCACGCTCAAGATTAATATTAATCAGTGGGAAAAAGCCAGTATATCCTGTGCCAACGCTTACCTGGTTTACATTTGCATCTGTTGTTATGGAATAAATTTTGTCATAAATTTCTGCGGAATAAACAGTATTAGCGTTAGGTCCTACTAAATTTTCGGTAATAAGAACTCCATTTTGAATGCCGCTTATAGTAAAGTTCACTCCCCCAAGGTTATTTGCAGAAGTAAGAGAAATGGATCTGCTATATCCACGATCAATAAACGATACCTGGTTTGTAACTTGATTAGCGAGGTTGCCGTTTAAAACAAGATTAGCCGCACCAGCAGTACTTTGCAGCGCACATACGTCCAAATTATTAGCCACTGGAAAAACATATCTTAAATATCTAGCCATAAACCGATCCTCTTTTAAAATAAAGTAAGGAAAATTAGATATTTAACTTCTAATTTTCCTACTCTTAATTATGCAATATTAAACTCCAGGTGAACCAAAGATCCCACGTGGATTAGATACACCAAAAGAATAACGCTCAGTAGCCTTAGCCATAACGTTATCGGTTGGATAATCAACGTAAGTATCAGTCTCAACTGGTGTTCTTTGAAAATGTTTTAACCCATCTTCTGCATCAGTAATGATAAACCAAGCAGTAGCCGAAGTTAGATACTGATTAATTTTGTAACCGTCAGGAATATAGTCATTGTGATACAATGCGTTAATATCATTGTTTGCTACATCCACACGGAAAGCAGAATTAAGCAACCTAGAGGCAGCGAATTGCAATTCTCTCGGTAAAATCAGTTTTTTAGCCATAGTCTGAGACAAAATCCCGCTTTGCATTGGGAATTTTTGAATCAAAATAATAGCTTGTTCTACTCCCGCCTCACTAAAATCAACGTTTGGAGCGGCTCCAGCAAAAGCATTGGAGAAGACGCCGCCATCAATTGGGTGATTTGCAGAACATACAGATTGACCGTCACCGATAGGATAAGCTGCATTAAAAGCATTATTTAATACATTTGCACCAAGAATATTCTTAGTCACCCTTAAAGAATTTCTAAGTGAAATTGCTTGTTGTGGAAACTGATTTTGATACAAGTTATCTTCAACGGCTTCTTTAGTAATTGTGAAGCTTAAACCAACCCTTTTGTGAATATAGTTGGTCACAATTCTTTGTCCCATACTATCAGTAGCAATAGGTTGTCCTTCTGGTTTTATATCAGCTGCGCCAAGATATTTCATCTCAACTTCAATTTCCTGGTACTTATCTGATTGGTAAGTTTTAAATATCTCTGTCCATTGTTCAGGATATGTTGGATATTGCCCAAAGACCGCCTTTAAACCAGGGCGGAGTAACTGAGCGATTTGTCCGGTATTTATCATAATTTTATACTCTTTCTATAATTAAGCAGCTACTACGCCAAGAGAACCGCCTCTATAAGCATGATTGTTGATTGTGACCATTACA